GTAAACTATGTCGAATTCGTCCGGTGGATTATCCCAGCTACCACCAGCAATTTTTAGGATGCGGTCATTGAGATGTATTAACTCAACATCTTCGTAATGGCCTTTTTCATTTCCGTGCCCTGGGCCCAGTAATTTATGGCCCATAAAAACACCAGCATGGAACAATCCGTTGGCCACCAACGACGTCGCAGAGCGATGCATACCGAGAACGACTATAGTTTTCATGCGTTGAAAAACTCAATCCAACCGTGAGTTACGATAACGTCATTGTCTGCACTGGCAGCATCCCAATGAGCAGTGACATTGATAGACCCAGCGGCAGTCAGGTTAACAGTAGTACCGGTATTGGCGGTGTCGGCGGCAAAGTTCAGCTGAGTGCCCTGGAACACTTCGCAAACACCAGTTGCCAGGACTTTCCCAGTAGCGCCGGCGGTAAGGACATGGCCGGTAAACTCAAGTCGGAATGGTATATCATCTTCGTCAGCCAATGAAACCGTGGCAACAGCCACAATATCAGTCGTCCCATACCGCAAGGTAAACGTACAGTCACCAGTGCCGGTCGATGAAATTTCGCCAGCAAGAAATACTCTAAACGACATGCCGGTAGCGTCCAATGTGTTGGCATGGACCGTTTCTGTGATTACAGCCGTTTCAGTGGTCGTATTGGCAACCTGTTGATTTGTGGTTACATTGCCACCGGTTGCGATCATCTGTGGCGCAGCAGTAAAAACCTGCCAGCCGTTCTTGCCGTCACAACGTGTATCTATGCGACTCATTTTTTTTCCTTATCACCAAATTGGTTTGAAAATTTGTACGCCCAATAACTCTCGGGCGTGATAGACAATGTCGCCAGATGGCCAACATGGATGCTGCAATCGACATGGATTTTATAACCAGCTTTTTTCACAAGATCCCAGAAATAAATATCCTCACCAACCGGCTCCGGCCTGTCATAAAGAAGCCAACGAAACCATGGCCGATCGGTATTTTCAAAGACCTCGGCCTTGATCAGCACAGACCCCATGCCGGTGGCATCCACCTCAACCAACCCACCACGTTTCCACTCCGAGTCTGGGACGGTGACAAAATTGTCAATCTCACCGCGCTTCAGGATTGGGTCATATGGCGGATATCTTCGGTGGACCTTGGCCGCTACAACAGGGAGATCATGGGACATCAACCTGACCAGCGTGTCTTGTGGATATATCTGGTCAGTGTCGCAAAACCATACATGAGTACACTCAGCGGCCAAAGCCTGGTCCACCAAATCATTCCGGACAGCATCAATAGGGCCACCGCCACGTGGGGTCAGCATCACCCACGGCATCGGCCGACTCCCAGCTACGAACGAGTAAAAAAAATGCGTGGGCACGTAATTATCCGTAACCGGGAATGCTATTCCTAATCTGATATTTGAAAAATCCATATCGATTAGGTCACCGCAGTAGCCACACTGTTCTGGGGATACCGCAGCCCGGTCCGGAAACCTACAATCGCACCGTCAACTGCTGCATCGGTGTTCTCGGTGCATTTTAGCTGGCAATACGAATACCCATCGTACGAATCCCGGGCGTCCACCTCAATGATGTAAACCATGTTGGCACCAGTCGAGGTAAGGAATCCAGCGCTGGTAGCATCGGAGATTGCACCCTGCGTGTCGGCCGCCGTCACCCGCCGATATTTAAACGCAATCGGCACGGTGTTCGTGGGGGTCACATCGTCACAGGAGTAAACCTGGACAGTCGCATTGCCGCCGGCGTTGGCGTTGGTGGCGATAATAAACACTGCTCCGGATGCAGTTTTAAGGCTGATTACATCGGAGGCAGGAGATCCGTTGAAGATGTCTTCGTTTGCAGCGACCAACGTGTTCGGCGCCACATGGATGACATGATTGTTTTCCAGAAAATCGGTTTTCATAACATAACTCCTTGTTAATTAAGGAGCGGCCGAAACCGCCCCCTATTGTTTTTTTTAGCTGCGGGTCGCCAAGGCAATGAAAGAACTCAGAGTGTCGCTACCCTTGTATGGGGTCAAAGCCGAGGCTCTCAGTGGCTCGCCGTCCATCCGAAGGATAAACCGAAATGCAGTTTGCGACGTAAGGAATTTGACGTGTATTGATGATGCGGTCTGCAAACCGTTTTTGCTCGCAAGAATATAAGCCCCAAGATCAGCAAAAATGATATCGCCGGAAGTTCCAAGCGCCTCACACTGCTCGATAGGCTGGATAGGACGACCAAAAATTGCGCCATACGGTGCATCCTTGATTTTCCCCGGCTCAAGGTAAAGCGGCACACCACCGGTTCCAACAGACAGATGAAGAGAAAAGATCTGTGCCCAACATTCTTGGTTGATGTACCACACGGCGTTACCCAGACTTCGAGGCAGCATGCGCTTAAACATCTTCATGACGTTATCAGCAAGGATGGTCGCTGCAGTCTGCCCGGTCTCTTTGGCTTGTTCGATGTAACACCCTGCATTAGTAAACCCAAGTGGCTCACCGGACCCGGATCCACGAACAATTACATCATCAATTTTAAAACCGAACTCATTTCGAAAACCTTCGCCGACAAACGACTCAATGGCTGGAGCATCCTCCAGCAGCTCATCGGTCATATATACAAGCCCGGTAAGCTTTTTGGCCTTCAGGTTGATCTGCCGGAATTTCGGTTTGCTGGAGGTCATTTCATCGGCTTCATTTTCCCAATACGTCTGGATGCCACCCCAGCGGGAACCGTTTGCACGACTGGTCTCATCCACACCGGGAATGGTCAGGCTGGTTTTGCTCATGGTCTGCTGACGGCATCTTTGGCCAAGAATCCCGGTCTCCAGTGCATCGTGCAGCAGTTCCGAGGCAAATTCCGGCGGAACAAGGAACCCACCATCGGAGAGCACGCCCTCACTCATGCCAGTAGCAGCTCTTTCTTCGCGCATAGATGCAGCCAAGCGCTCATCAAGGTGCCCATTTGCGGCCGATGCGACACACCGAAGGAATTCACCAGGACGAGACCATGGCTTCTTTTCTTCGCGTTTGTCGCCAACTTTAAATCCACTGCGCGTTTCGTCGCCGTTGTCTGTTGGATCCGTTTGGAAACCGTCGCCGCCGTCAATCGTACCAAGGTCACGTTCTTCGGCTTCCAGTTGTTCCGCACGCTCAATTTTCTTTTTCAACACTTCGACGTCGGCAAGATAACCATCGTACTTACCCTGCTCTTCTTCGGTGAAGTCACGGTTTTCTGTGTTTGCCAGGTCGTTCAACTTCCGCGCCTCTCCAATAAGCCGGGCGCGTTCCTGTTTCATTTCAAGGATAGTTTTCATTTAAATCTCACTTTCGATAAGTTCGAGTTGTCTCCAACGCGCATTATAAATACGCTCAACATTTCCATCGTCCCGCTCCGATTCATGCGAGTGGTCGCCCGGCTCGTCGTCATCGCCCGAGTGGTCGCCGTTTGGCGCCGGCTCAGGTTGGGGTAGGTATGACCGGCAAAGCTCAATGTGTGATTCAAGCGTTTTGCGGTCGGTATCTGTAATCTCGTAACCTTCGCGGCTGGCCCTGAAAAACAGGCCAGTGAGAAGGTCGAGGTTTTTCGAACATTCTTCTGGTATATCAAGCGCAGACCTCACATATGCGGAGGTTTGGTCATATGCCGGCATTGCTACGACGCTGACATCTATCAGCCGGACCTCGACCAACTCCCTCTCTTGGGTGTCGCTGTTCCATTCCTCTTTCACGACTTCGAAGCCAAACGACATCTGATTGATATCCCCGCGCTTCATTGAAACGAGAAGGTCGTTACCCCACTGGTTGTCAGGTGGATCAATCTCAATCGCCAACCCCTTCTTGTCTTCCTTGAGCCTCAAAGTGCCGGCTTTGTTGCGACCCAAAACGTAGTTGGTGTCGTGGTTAAGAAGCGCACGGACATCAGCCTCCTTGATGGTCTTTTTAAATGCACCCGGACGAATTTTTTCACGAAACCACCCGCCGATATCCGCCCACTTGTTAAAAACAGCCGCGTAGCCTTTAATAACTGGAGCATCATTGTCGGATCGCCTTTCAGATCTGAGGTCTGAATCTTCGTTAAGCCAAATCCGATGTTTCATTTTTCATATCCCTTGTTTTGTTTGTGCCTTTGCTCCTGGCTTTTTTTGCGATTTTCATAACGTTGTTTTTTTATTGCTGTTTCGTATTTTTGTTTCATCACATCGCCAAGAATGGTTGGAATGGTTGATTGAGTTTTGCATTCTTAGACATATTTTCATTGGCCCAAAGTGGTTGAAGGTTCTCTAACGACCAGCACCTCTTGAAATCTTCGTGTTCTGGCTTCGTAAAATTGAAAGCGGTAATCGGAATTTTATGATCAATGTGCCATTCGCCATGATTTGCCCATGACATCCCCGGCTGAAATTGCTTTTCGAGATGAACCCTTAGATCACTAACTGTATACCCGACGAGGTATTCCCAGTGGCGACCGAGTTTCCGGCCGTTAAGTGTTTGGTAAATGTAATTTGAAATTGTGCGTTGCAATTTCCACTTTGGGTCAGTCCGTCGCCTTTCGCGGTCGATCTCATTTTGCCGTGGACGGTGCTTTAGTTTTAGAGACTTGATGAATTCCTTGTTTTGGGCACGATACTTGTCGTTATAGGCTTTTACTTTGTCTCTGTTCCGAACTCTCCACCGTCTGGACTTTTCGTTTTCTTTTTCCCTGTTCTTTTCCCGATATTCGCGTTCATAGGCAAGGCGTTTCCCGCCATCCGTTTTTCTGGCTTCTCGATTGCGCCTATTAATTTCATCCTTATGGCGCACCCGGTACCTGCGGACTCTTTCTTTCCCTGCAGCCTGATTCTCTTTGCTGTAACGCCTGTGTTTTTGCCGGATGGTGGCCTTGTTCTTTTCATAGTGTTCGCGAGACCACTTGTGGTAACAATCCAAACAAGTCCATGCGTGTCCATGCTTGCACTGCTTGCTTTTGACAAAGTCTTCAATAGGCTTTGTGGCATTACATTTTTTACAAACACGATCCATGCAACTACCCTAAAATGCTGATAATCTACAATCACACCCCTGGTGGAGAGGTGGGTTTGTGACCTTCCCTCGGCTCTTCAATGGTGCCGTCTTCCCATCTTCTGGATCCAACTCCTCCCCAGATTTAAGAAACTGTCCACCGCGGCTGATCACTTTCCCATTGAGCTTCTTGCAAAGCGGACACGACTTCCCCCGGGTGCGCCAAATCACCGACATCCCCGCAGCAAACACTACCGCCTGATAAACAGCGTT